TGGCACTAGAAGCCAAAAAGAAAATCGAAACTGTTCTTGAAGATAAAAATCAAGTTGAGTATCTTGAGAAGCAAGTTGCTCGATATAATAATCTCCAGTTAGCAAAGAAGGTTACTCTGAACTCTGCTTACGGTGCACTAGGTAATCAATACTTCCGCTTCTTTGATATTCGCATCGCTGAAGGAATCACGACAGCAGGTCAGTTGTCTATTCGTTGGATTGAGAAACGAATCAACGAATATATGAATGAACTTCTCAAGACAGAGGATGTTGATTATGTAATTGCCTCTGACACAGATTCGATTTATCTGAACATGGGTCCGCTTGTACAGAAACTTTATCCAGATGTAAGTGACACTAAAAAAGTGATCAAGTTCATGGATAAGGTTTGTGAACAGAAGTTCCAGCCATTCATTGATAAATCGTATCAAGAACTCGCTGACCATGTTAATGCATTCCAGCAGCGTATGGAAATGAAGCGCGAGTCATTGGCTGACAAGGCAATCTGGACTGCGAAGAAGCGATATATTCTTAATGTGCATGATAGTGAAGGTGTTGTATATGCCAAACCTAAACTGAAGATCATGGGTCTCGAGGCTGTCAAGTCTTCAACTCCAGGTGCGTGTCGCGTTAAGATTAAAGAAGCCATCAGTATCATCATGAACAAAACTCAAGATGATCTTCACAAGTTCATTGAAGAATTCAGAACAGAATTCAAAACGCTTCCGATTGATGCGATTGCGTTTCCAAGAAGCGTGAATGGGCTGACTGAGTATGCTGATCCTGCTAGTATCTTCAAAAAGGGCACGCCGATTCACGTGAAAGGTGCATTGGTGTTCAATCATTATTTGCGAGAGATGAAATTGACCAAACGCTATCAATTGATTCAAGAGGGCGAAAAGATTAAGTTCATCTATTTGAAACAACCAAATACGTTCAACAATAACACTCTTGCATTCCTCTCTGAGTTACCAAAGCAATTTGATGCTCAACAATTTATTGATTATGATGTACAATTTGCAAAGTCATTCTTAGAACCTCTTGATATTATTCTTTCTTCGATTAATTGGCACTCTGAGAAAGTCGAATCTCTGGATTGCTTTTTTGCTTAAACCGCGATATAATATACAAATCTTCATATGGAGAAATACAAATGAGTCTACTTGATAAGTTAAAGAAAAATTCTACAATTGCTGATACTGCGATCCTCGCAAAGTCCAAGTTCTTTGCAGCAAAGGATATGGTTCAGACCAGCATTCCTGTTGTCAATGTTGCATTCTCTGGCGATCTTGATGGTGGCTTTACTCCTGGACTCACGATGTGGGCTGGTCCGTCGAAGCACTTCAAGACTGCATTCAGTCTTTTGATGGCAAAAGCATATCAAGATAAGTATCCTGAATCAGTTGTCCTGTTCTATGATTCTGAGTTTGGTACGCCACAAAACTATTTCACTTCTTTCGGCATTGATACGGATCGTGTTGTTCACACGCCTGTGACTGATGTTGAGCAGTTGAAGTTTGATATCATGAATCAGTTGCAAAACATCGAACGCGGTGATCGCGTGATGGTTGTAGTTGATTCAATTGGCAACCTTGCTTCGAAGAAAGAAGTTGAAGATGCACTTGAGCAAAAGTCTGTCGGTGACATGACTCGTGCCAAGCAAATCAAGTCTCTGTTTCGCATGGTAACACCACATCTCACTCTAAAGGATATTCCAATGGTGGTTGTAAACCACACTTATAAGGAAATTGGTTTGTATCCAAAGGACATCGTCGGTGGTGGCACAGGCTCTTACTATTCTGCAGATAATATCTACATCCTCGGTCGTCAGCAAGAAAAAGATGGCACTGAGTTGATTGGATACAACTTCATCATCAACGTGGAGAAATCTCGTTATGTTCGTGAAAAAGCTCGTATCCCTGTCACTGTTCGTTTCGATGGTGGCATTAGCAAGTACAGCGGTCTTTTGGATATGGCACTTGAGTCGGGTCATGTAACCAAGCCAAACGTTGGTTGGTATGCAAAGGTGAACACTGCTACTGGCGAAGTTGAAGCCAAGAAGTGGCGCATTGCTGACACTGAGTGTCCTGAATTCTGGGATAGCATTCTTGGCGACGCCACATTCAAAGAATGGATTCGCGAAAACTATCAATTCAGTTCAGCAGTTTCTACTCTGATGGCAGATGCTGGAGAAGAAGATGCTTGATGATTTGATTGCTAGTCTAAGATTTTGGTATTCAAAAAAGGCTATCAAAGTCGACGAGCACTATGAGTTCATGTTTGACATGAGCAATACAAATGCAGTAACTATCAGGATTCTTAAAAAGTTTCCTGGTGTTATTGCAGAGTATTCCAATCTACAAATGGTTACAGATAACCAGATGTCGTATGACTTCAATGTGATTGCAAATCCAAATCTTTGTGATGTTGAATCAAAGCGATTTAAAAACTTTACTGGTGACATCTTTCGTAATATAATTCATAGTTCAATCGAAAACGCTATCAAGGATTCAAATGAAAACGGAAACACTGATTCTCTCAAATCTGATTCGGAACGAGCCATTCATGAGGAAGTCTCTACCGTTTCTGAAGAACGAGTACCTGAGCGAAAGCCACGAAAGAAAACTGTTCGAAGAAATAAAAAAGTTCATTCTGAAGTACAACAGTCTGCCGCCGACAGCAGCACTGGAAATCAGTCTTAAAGAATCTACCAAACTCACAGAGGGTGAGTTAAATAAGTCATTAGAACTCCTGAAGGAAGTTTCCAATGACAAGTCAGAGCAAAAACTCGAATGGCTTCTTGATACAACTGAAAAGTTCTGTCAAGAAAAGGCTGTGTACAATGCTATCATGGATTCCATTCAGATTCTTGACGGTAAAGACCCGAACCGTGGTAAAGGAAGCATTCCTACTCTCTTGTCTGATGCTTTGGGGGTTAGTTTCGATCCTCATATTGGTCACGACTTTTTGGATGGTTACGCTGATCGCTACGATTTCTATCATCGTATCGAAAAACGAATCCCCTTCGATCTTGAGTATTTCAACAAGATCACTAAAGGTGGACTTCCGCAAAAGACCCTTAACATTGCTCTTGCAGGTACTGGCGTCGGCAAGTCTCTGTTTATGTGCCATGTTGCTGCTGGTTGCTTGGCTCAAAACTACAACGTTCTCTACATTACTCTAGAAATGAGTGAAGAGAAGATTGCTGAACGTATTGATGCGAATCTTCTCAATGTGACATTGGAAGATCTTATGAACATGCCAAAGGACATGTATGAGAAACGCATGGGTAAGATTAAAGAACGTATCAAAGGCAAGTTGATCATTAAGGAATATCCAACTGCCTCTGCCAATCCTGCTCACTTCCGCGCATTGATCAACGATCTATCTCTCAAGAAGAATTTCCGACCAGATATTATCTTCATCGACTATCTAAATATTTGTGCGTCTGCTAGAATCAAACCTGGTGCCAATGTTAATTCTTACACCTACATCAAAGCGATTGCAGAAGAACTTCGCGGCTTGGCGGTGGAGAATAACGTACCGATTGTGTCGGCTACTCAGACAACTCGATCTGGCTTTAGCAACTCTGACCCTGGACTGGAAGATACTTCTGAATCGTTCGGTCTACCTGCGACTGCTGACTTTATGTTTGCTCTTGTTAGCACTGAAGAGTTGCAGCAACTTAATCAGTTACTCGTCAAGCAACTCAAGAATCGTTATAACGATCCCAACCTCCATAAACGATTTACGATCGGAGTCGATAGAGCCAAGATGAAACTCTATGATCTTGAACAGAAGGCACAAGACGCTGTGATGCAAGAAGCCGAATCAAAGCCAGTCTTTGATCGCGGTAAGAGTACAGATAAATTCAAGAATCTGAAAGTGTAATGAAACTTGAAAAGATAGAGAAGAAGGTAAATGCTCTCGCTGAAAATTGGGTGGGCAAAAAACACGTCCCTTCTATTATTCGATCTTTGAACGCAGCCTTCAAACGAAATATCGTTTGTTTCTCTTCCGAACGATTTGAGGGCGAATATTTCAAAGACCATAATGTGATTGTCAATGCACATTATTGTGGCAGGATATCTAACTTCATCCCTGAACACATATACATTGAATTACACTTTCCCAAAAGACAGAAAAAGGTTCATCTCACTAAAGTTAGTGCCAAAAACCTAGCATTAAAGATTATTCGCGCGATTCATCATGAGTATCGCCATAAGCATCAACAGCAAAAACGACCTCTTTTATTACAAAAAGAATACAAGCCTAGACCGAAACAGAATAAGATGAAGGCGATGTATTATGGAAATCCAGACGAAATCGACGCTCATGCCTATGAAACTCAGGCTGAACGAATTGATATAAATAAACTTCGAACAGCGCATAAAATTGGCTGGCAAGATTCTGAAGCCATCTTTATGTATCGAAAGACTTTCCGAAATCAAGATCCGAGAGTCTGGAAAAGATTCTTGAAAAAGGTTTATAAACTAAATGAAAAAATTCAGAGAATACCTGAAGGAACAAGAAACCCATAGCAGCATTCAAGACTTCATGGGTTACTGCAAAGACAATTTAGGTATTGCGGAACTCCCAAAACTCGTAATTATTGACAATCGCGATACAGCGAGAGAGAATACGAGTTTCGGTGGTTACTCTCCAAGTGAAAGAGTTATTCATCTAAACATCGCAGGACGTCATCTTGCTGACGTTCTACGCACATTGGGACATGAACTAGTCCACCACAAACAGAACGAAGATGGTGTACTACATAGTTATGCAGGTGAGACAGGCAGCGAGTTTGAAAACGAAGCAAACAGCAAGGCTGGTGTCATCATGAGAAATTATGGTAAATCAAATCCTGCAATTTATGAGGAAGTTGAATTGTAATTGAGGTTTTATGACTACATTTGTGACTGGTGGTTTGGGATTTATTGGTTCTAATTTTGTAATCTCTCACCTACAAAAATATCCTTCTGATGAGGTTGTCATTCTCGACAACTTCTCATACGCTGCAAATGGCAGCAATCTAAATGGTTTCTATGACGACTGGCGACTTAGACCACATGTATCATGACTATGAACCAGACATTACGTTTCATTTTGCTGCTGAGTCTCATGTTGACAATTCTATTACTGGGGACGATGATTTCCTCAGCACTAATGTTAATGGCACTCATAACATTCTAAAGTGTATTCGCAAGTATGGTGGTAAACTTGTTCACGTTTCAACTGATGAAGTCTATGGAAGTTTAACATCAGACGCCCTTTCTTTCACAGAAACAACATCATACGATCCACGCAATCCATACTCTGCAACCAAAGCAGCCAGCGATCATCTCGTTCGTGCTTATGTCAACACACATAGGATTGATGCAGTTGTTACGAATTGCTCAAACAACTATGGTCCTCGTCAGCATGCTGAAAAGTTTATTCCAACTATCATTCGGAATATTAAAAACAATACGCCAATTCCTGTTTATGGCACTGGTTCGAATGTTCGCGATTGGTTATTTGTCGAAGATCATTGTGAAGCATTACTAACAATCGGTCAAAACTTTAAATCTGGTGAGCGTTATAATATTGGTGGTGGTCATGAGATCACTAATCTAGAAATGGTAACATTGATTCTTGACTTAATGGGTAAACCAGTTCACATGTATCAAA